CAATTAGCTCTTTGACGATGTAGCCGTACTTAGCGATGAGCGCGGCGTCTTCAACGACAACAACGTTCGGGCGGTAGAAGTTTTCCGGATCGTTGTAGCGAACATGCACGCTGGTGCTACGGGTCTTAAGCGAGCTGCCGGAATACTCAAACACACCACCGACGACGTTGGCATTGGTATAGATGTGCGAGGCCGCAAGCGCCGTGCCATCGAGGTTGCCGTGATCGGCTGCAACTTGGATGACGTTGTTCGACCAGAACAGGATGCCTCGGAATACCGAAGCCATGTCCATCAAAACGTTGTACGCCTCGGCGCGATCACCGATCACCACGTTGCAAGAGAAGCGCGGTTCCCTGGTGCCGTCTGGGTTGATGACCTGCTGGTTTGCGTACTTGGCAATCGGGTACAGGTCGATCCAGCTCAGGTTGGCCGAGGTGATGAACTGACCAGCGCCATAGCGGCGATTGGTGAGCAGGTCGTAGAAGCAGCAAACTGGGCAGCTCGTCCACTTCTCAGCGGTCTGAACCGCACCGTTGAAGCTGGAATCGTTGAAGGCAAGGCTGCCATCACCCAGAACGGTCGCGCCAGTTGGGATCTGAACCAGACGGCCACGGATTAGATACGCACGCGAAGGCAGGCTGTTGAACGCCTTGGTTGAGATTGCCAGCTCGTTCAGCGCCGAATAGTTGTAGTTGACGTTTTGCGAGATCGTTTCGGTGTAAGACGACCAAATGATTTGGTTGCCTCGGTTGCTGGCAATCGGTGTGTTCTGCGGTGTGTCTTGGAAGCTGGTGTATTTGATCTCAAAGTGGCCTTCACCCAGATCTACCTTTTGAACTTTGATGTTCCAAGGACCGGCGCCAAATGTTCTGAGGTTGATGATGCCGGTGCTGTACTGGTAATTGTTGGTGGAAACGCCGGTGATTGTTTTGTTGGAGGCGAGCTGGAAGCCGGTGCCGCTGCCTTTGGCTTGCACGTAAATCAGGATCTGAAGCGTGCCACCAAACAGTTGACCTTTGGCGAGACTTTCCTGCGCGACGGAATAGAGCTTCGGAATGGTGAACAGCAGCTCTACGTTGTTGACCGTTGGATCAGTGATTTGGCGCGTAACACTGCCGCTGCCGTACTTGCGGTTGACAACTTCGTTGTTGCTGTTCAGGTCTTCGCTGTAGTTTTCGCCAATCTCTTGGTTGACTTCAACAATTTGTGAGGTGCCGTCGTTGAACCAGTACGTTGCACCCTGACGTGCCGCACCAACGTAGGAAGCCGACGAAATATCTTCGGGTTTGAAGTTATAGGTGCCGTCGCTGTTTTGGATTGGTGTTTCGTTGAGGTATGTACCCTGCAGGCCGTTAATGACGCCACCAATCGGACCCTCACAAAGAAGATCCAGCACCTTGATTGTTGTGACGGAATTAAGTGCCATGTCAGTAGAGCTGGTAGCCGACGCTGTTTAGGCGAAGGTAGATCGGGTTGGAGCCGGTGGAGCCATTGGCCACAGTTTCCGCCGAGATCACTTCAACTTGAACGCTGACAATGCTTTCGGATTCAATGTCGCCAAGCTCCAAGCGATGCATCCAGCCGAAGAATTGGCCTTCAAAGATCAGACCTTGGATGGTGGCGGAGTCAGCGGCGACGAGGAAGCCATCATCTAAAACATCGCCTCGGTAGACCTTGATCTCGTAGCTGATGTAGCCATCAACGTAAGTTGTACCAGTGCCACCAGCCTGATCGTAGAGACCGTTTTCGAGTGACAGTGCAACGTTGAAATCTGAGTATTGCTCCACGCTGGCCATGTAGCCGCCGTAGACCTGCAGCGATGCATAACGGCGCTCGTTTTGAACGTCGGTGCGGATTAGTTGCGTGCTGTTGGTGACGCCGTATGCGCTAACAGGGTTGAAGTATGCCTGCGTATTAAATGCTGTCTGATAAACACGGCGGGCAATAACACCGGACTTATCAGAAAATTCGTTGGTGAGTATTTCGTTGCCCAGCCGGATTGTGTCAATGCTTGGTGCGCGGAGGCTGGTCAGCACCGGATCAGATTCGTCGGCAATTTGGAATTTGGATTTGAGCAGGTGGCTGCCGATCAGCACTTTGCCGTAAGCCAGTGGCACCGTGGCGCCAACACCAACTGAGTTTGCGGCGCCCGTGTAGGCGTAGGACTGCTGGCCATCAATGCCAGAGGTGACATTCTCGGGACCGTTGGTGCGGTTACGGCTGCCCATACGGGAACCGCCATACGAGATAGAGCCAAATCCACCAGATGTTGGAATTTGTGGCTGTGGCGAGAGAGCTTGTGCAACGCCGCCAAGAATCAAACTTGCGCCAAATGCACCAATAATTGTTGAAGCAGCACTGCCCAAAACAAAGCCGCTTTGTACTGCAAAACCGACGGCCAATGGTCCGGTTGCCGCTGTTCCTGTTAAACCAGCGCCAAGGCCAAGGAAACCTGCACCAGCGCCAGCGGTAAGGATGGCAAATGCAACCAAACCAACGCCAGCCAAGATCTGGCCGGTGCTTCCTCCTCCACTGCCGCTTACGACTGGAACAATTACGAGTTCTCTTTCGCCAAATGGCAAGATTAGATCTTCGTAGCTGAAATCAACTCCGCCCTGAAGTATTTGATAACCAATGCCGTTTTCTTCTGATTCCAGTAAATAATCCTTGAACTCCGGCATGTTGATGCATAGGAGTTTGATCGCATCAGCGGCGTTACGCAGGTTGTAATAGGTATGCTCGGCGCCAAAACGTTCGCCAAGTTCACCCATTAGGCAGACCCGCTGCATATCGGTAAACCGCCGCGATGCTCCTCACATAGTAACTGCTGAGCCACTCCACAGCACTAAGGCGGCCTCTCATGTGATGCAGGATCCGCCACGGTTCCACGAAGATCGCAGCGTGCATCGGCTCCAGCGTGCCAAGTTTCATGATGGCCACGTCACCAGGGCGGCGCTGCTCAAACTCCACGCGCTCGAAACCCAGTGCCACTGCCTCGCGCAGGTAGATGCTGGGCGTAGTTTCCAGATCTTCGGGGCGGTCGAAGTCCTTTAGTTCGATGCCCTGCAGCCGGAAGTAGTCACGCACCATCGTGTAGCAGTCGCGCCCGTCGTCGTCCCACTCCAAGCCGATCAGGGTTCGATGGTCGACCATTCGTCCGTTGGTAGGGAGTAGATCAGCCACGGCACACCGCTTTGTCTGCAGGCACGCTGATCCAGTTCGCTGGCGGGTCCGCCCTTCGGGTGGCTGTGGACAATGGCAAGGATCTCGCCGTTGACGGACGCCCGATAGTAGTCACGCGGGTGCATGACGAAGTGTTTTTCCGGTTCCTCGCAAACATTGCGGCAAGGCCAGTACATCTGACCAGTGGCGGCTTGGATCACCACACCGCAGGCTTCGTAGGGTGCGGCGGATCTGGCGTGGCGCTCGGCCTCAGATTTGGATTCGGGAGCCAGGGTAACCACCATGCGGATAGTCGGAAATGCCTTGGGATTGGAAACGGATCCTGCAGCTATTGAACCGCTTGCCGCAAACATCAGAAGTGCTGACGCCTACAGCGTTGTCGTTCACGTCAAAATAGCTGCTGCCGGTATAACCGCATTCAGGACCGCGATAGACCCACGGGCAGTAGTCCTGCACTTGCCGGCCAGGAAGCTGCAGGTTGGTGAGGTCTAGTCTGCTAACCAGTTCAAACTCAACGAGCTGAACATTTTCCCTTGATACCCGGTCGATGTACCAGACCTGATCTTCAAACTTGGCGGTTGGGTCGGCAGTTGGGTTGACGCCACCAGGGAAGTTGACGACATCGAGGAATTTTTTGCAGGTGCGGATGCGCGTGACTTTGGCTTGGAGTGGGTTGTAGCTCAATAACAAGGCAGAAATTGCACCGCCAGTATTGGCAACGCGCATGGTCGGACGCGGCAACGTGCCCTTTGAAGTCAGCTCAAAACCGTCAGCCTCGATCGGAACGGCACTGTAAGTGATGCCTTGAAACACCACATCGGTGGTCAGGGAGTTTGTTCCAGCGTGGTAGTAGAAGGTGGTGTCAATACCGTTGACCGCCAACGTGAGCCGCAGTTGGAACAGCTCGATGATGGCTGATGGATCCAGCTTTTGGATCTCGGTTTGAATTGATGTGGGTGTCGTCATGCTTCAAATACTTGCCGGAAGGTGGCTGTAATTGTGGCGCGGTTCAAATAAGGGATTGTTTTGCTCCACTCGGAACACACCCATTTGTATGAGGTGGCTTCGGCCAGTGGGGTCCAGTCGAAGCTGGCGCCGTCGGCAGCGCGGGCGTCTAAGAATGTTTCGATGGTGTCTGCATTAGTTTCTGTAATGTTTTCCCAGGTTAGGGACCACTCTTTGGGGTTTTGGTTGATGCCGAAACTGACGCGCTGTTCGTAACCGTCGCCGAAGCTGACGACTTGGAGTTTGGGGCGGCTGGTTTTTTGGGCGCCATACGATGGCGTTATTGCGGGGAAGGTAGCCATTAGGCGAGCAGCCCTCCAGGACGACGTTGTTTAATCAATTCTGCCTGCACAGCGGCGCCAATCACTTTGCCGAGTTGGTTGGCCTGACCGCCGTTACCCTGGGCGCTGGTTCCGCTGGCGTCAACGTTGACGATGACGTTCGCGCCACCCATGCCCATCGCATCGTTGGGGTAGATGCTGCCGCTGGTGCGTGGCATGAACAGTTCCGGGCCGCGTTCGCCGACCAGGTACGGCGAACCCGCGGAAACAGGGCCGCCTGATGCCCGTCCTAGTAGGGAGGGCAAATTAAAGCCCTGGACGCCTACATTGCCGGCACCAAATTGATAGGGGCCTGCGCCCTTGAAGAGTCCGCCACCGGGCAAGAAGCTGGTGGCAAGTCCCAAGATTTGCATTTGGATGTATTTGGCGATCATTTGAGCCGCCATGTTTAAGAAGTTATTTGCTGTTGCTTGGAAGAAATTAGCAAGAGCTTCTTGGGCAGACATGCTGCCGTTAATCATGTCCATAAAGGACGATGAAAATGACTGCCCGATGCTTTCGGCGGCTACGGTTACTTGGTTTGCGGGTGAGATAAGTTTTTCGAGTTCCAGGCGAACTTTTTCGATCTCTTTGGACAGATCGCCGTTGGTCAGAAGGAGCGGAACGTCAAAAGCAAGTTTGTAGTCGGCATTGCTGAAACTACTGAAAGCTCCAGCAAGAGTGTTTTGTGTTTTTGTGGAAAGAATGTCTATTACACCTAACTGTGCATAGAGTTCGCGGGTCTGGCTTTTTTGAGCTTCATTGATAGCCTTTTGAGTATCTACGTCAGCTTTTAATGATGCATTAAGTTGAGTAGCAAATAGAGCCGCACGTTCTTGGTCGCTAAGAGATTTAGAAAATAATTGCCGGAACGTGATCATTCGTTGAACTCGGGCTTTATCCGCTTCGGCTTGGGCTCTTTCCTCGTCGTTTGCCGCAGCAGAAATAGCTAGATCTGCCTCGGACAGCAGGAAGTTGTCTTGGGCATCGCTGAGTTGTTGGGACCGCAGTTTGGCAATACGCTCCAGCTCTCGGCGCTGCTGCTCTAGGCGTTGGGTAGTTTCTCGGTCTCTTCTTTCTTGCTCGGTGGCGCTAATAATTGCCTGGGTACGTGAACTTTGAATTCCGGCTAGTTCAATAGCTTGGTTACGTAGCACTTCGTTTTGACGAAGCTGTTCCCCTACAAGTTGACCGTTACTTTCAGTTAATTTTTTATTTATTTCAAAACGCTCGTTATCATATTTTGCGTTTATACGGGTTTTTTCTGCTTCCAGATCCAGCTGGGCATTACGTAACTTGTCAGCTTCTGTGCGTCCCGTGGTTCGTTGCTTTTCGATGCCTATAAGCTGTTTGTTTAGGAGTATTTCGGCGTTAGAGGATGCAAGAATGTCGGCAAATAAAATGCGAGCTTGCTCCAGCTCCGCATTGTTGTCTTTTAGGCCGTCATTGATTCGCTTAACTGCATCTTCTCCAGCGACAAATTTAATTACTAATTCTCCTGCCAATTTAAGTACCGCACCAACAGAAGAAAGTACAACATTTATACCTCTTAGGATTAAATTAACAGCATTTATAATGCCTCCTAAAGCTGCTGCAAATGGTGCTCCAATTATGCCGAGCAGTGTGGATACTGCCGCGGTAAAGTCTGCCCAAGCTACGCCAAGAACGTTTACTGCATCTGTAATACCGCTGACAGTGCCTGGGATAGCTCCGGTTTTGCGAAGAATATCTTCTTCGATGGCTGTCTGAGCGCCTCTTATGTCTCCTATCTGTTTAAGTATTCCTACCTGAGTTGCTAGGGCCGCGTTTACTCGATAACCACTTTCTTCGAGCGCTTTTAGATCCAGTTGCTGGAGTGCTGATCCAAGCTGGCTAGCCTTTTGGATGGCTTGGTCCAACGCTTGACCGAGGGCGCCGCCAAGGATTTGGCCGCCAAAACCTGTGCCGAAAAATGAGCCAAGCACACTACCGGCGATACTGCCAGCTCCACCGCCAAAAAGCAGCGGGAAGCCTGCGCCTAGAGCAAGGTTTTCGCCGAATTTGCCGATATTTTTCTGCATTGCCTGGAAACCAGGCGAAACTTGCGGACCTTCGACTGGAAAACCTCCGGCTGGTGCTGCAGTGGGTTTTCCGGCAATAGCGACACGGCGAAGTAGTTTTTCGCGCTGAGCGATTACTTCGTTTAGTTCTTGTTCGGCTCGTACCAGTTGATAAGCAGCCGCTGTAGCTTCTTCTGTTCCAATTACGGCCGAATCTAAAGCTTGGCGGGCTCCATTAACAGCTCGACTTACGTTTGCGTAGCTGCGAGCAATACCGTCGCCAAAAGTTTCTAAGTAGTTATTAAGATTGTCAACAAGAGTGCTTACATTTTGTATATCTCGCGTCAAACTCTTCAGCTGCTGTGAGCCTTGTACCGCTAGTTCAATATCAACTCTGTAGTTGGCCACAGTCGGGCAAACGCTAGGCTCAACTCAGTTTACCGCTTTCGGGGTGCAGCAGTTTTACTTTGCTGTCTGGCTCGATCTGAGGCTTTTTCTTGTTCTTCGCGTTTAAGTTCGAAAAATGCGGCCCAAGAAATAAGTTCTTCTTGGGTTAATACATTAGATAGCTGGCCAACGGTCATTCCTAGCTCGCTGGCTAGGAAAAACATGAAAAACCAGTCGCCGTCAGCTTTTGAGCGCGGCTTTCGCTTCCTCCACCTTGGTTTCGGAGCCGGAGGTCAGCATTGCCAGTTGGATTTCCTGGAGGATGCTGGCTTCGACTTCGCGGCGGAGAGCGGCGCGGTCGCCGTCTTGGAACAGGCGCTTGCCATCCTTGTCGAGGGCTTTCTCGATCATCAGACTCAGCGCGAAGTCACCAGCATCGTCAGTGCCGGCCTTCTTCTGGATGGACTCGCGCTCGGCGATGGTCAGAGGGTGCCAGTAGATCTCCAGCAGGGTCTCGTCGCCGGACTTGACTTCGTGCTTGTAAAGCTGGCTGACTCCGAATTTGTTGCGGAGTAGTTCGACGGCTCGCATGGAGCGGGTGCAAGTTGTTCAATAATACACTAGGCGTTTGCCGTGAATTCGCAAGAGATGATGCCCACAAAGTGCGAGCGGTCTTCGATGTCCAGTGGTGTTGGACCGACGATGTCGCGGACTTTGGGCTTGCAGGTGAAGGTGTCTGTGTAGCCGGAGGCGTTGACGGAGGTGAGGCCGTCGATCACCGCTTCGCACAGGGAGGAGAGGGTGGACGTTCCAGCGTTCTTGGGGACGTAGATGTTGCACTGGACGACGCCGCTGTAGAAGTCGGAGGCAGCACCCATGTTTTGCATGGTGGCTTGGGTGAAGTTCACCGACATAGCCACGTACTTGGTGGTTTTGCTGGGCGTGGTGTAGGGAACGTTGTCGTAGACCATGGTTACCGTTGGATCGACGACGGCGACGGCGTCGGTTACGGCTTTTTCAAATGCGGCGCGGGCGTTTACGAGTGCCATCGGTTAAATCCTCTCGTAAGAAACATAATCGCGTCCGCCGAGGAAACCCAAACCGCCTGTGCCTCGACTCGTCCCAACGAGGACTTGCGGGGCGCGTTTTTCGTTGAAACTTGCTTGGAGTAATGGGCGTAATTGGCTTTGGACGAAGGTGGCTACTTTGGGATTTTCGAGGGCGTAGGCAGCGTATTTTGTGCTGTTGCCGATGAATACTTTGTCGGTGTAGCGGAAGGCCGGGGTGGCAAAGCGTGGTGCGATTTTGTATGCAGTTGTGTCGCCTTTATCGCGGCGTTTTTTAAGTCCTGCCCAAGGTTCGAAGTCTTCGACGCGGTCTGTTGGCTTGGTGCGCTGGGTCGAGGCTTTCCAGCTGGAGGCGAAAAAGCCTGTGTAGACAGGACTGTGATCTTTGCTGGCGAGACCTTCAAGCGCCAGTTGGATAAAAGTGTTGTAGTCGGCGCTGAGTTTTTTATTTAAGTCGGGAAGAATATCCCGAAGTCCGCGGCGTGCCATTAGAAGCGCACCAGCAAGATGAAGAGGTAGGTTTGGCCGCCGCGGTAGGTGCGGATGTCGGTGATTTGGGCGGTGCGGCTGGAGCCGGCGTAGGTGAAGCTGACTTCGTCGCCGAGGGTTGGCTGGTTGTTGCCGATCAGGTCGGGAGTGATGTAGAGCTTGGCTTGGCGTTGTTCGCGGCCTTCCTCTTCCTCGGAGACCACAAATTCGATCGGAACTTTGATGTTGGAGTAGGTGGTGTTGGTTGTGGTTAGTGCGCCAGTGCTGGTGTTGTAGGTGGGGGTGGCTTTGCGGGTGTAGGTGACGGTGGTATCGAGGGACGTGCCAAGTTCGGCTACGACGTCTTTGGCGACGGACTTGAACAGGGAGTCGAGGGCGCCAGCCATTTCAGCCTCTGTAGACGCGGAGTTGGAAGGAGCCCGAGCCGCCTAGGCAGTAGGGGCCGAGGTAGGTCTGGAGCCAGGGGTAGACGTCGAAGACGTTGTTGATGGTGCCGACGGCTTGGCTGGTTTTGCTGTATTTGACTTGGAGGTCGCCCAGTTTGACTTCGTCGTAGAGGCCGGTGGTGCCAGTGCTGTCCGTGATGGCGCCGGTGTCGTTGGCGAGGGCGCGTGCCAGTTCGTAGGTGGCGTACTTGATTTGGGCGGGAATTAGGGAGCACTCCAGCTCGACGCCGTCAACGTCGTAGTTGTTGCGGGGCCATTTGAGGGCTTGGTCTTCGTCGCAGCGGTCGCCTAGGTAGTTCAGGCTGTCGATCCAGCGAGTGGCGGAAATGAGGGCGCGGTTTTTCTGGTCGTCAGTCTTGTTGGTCCAGGTGGCGGAGTCGGGGACCGTTTCGAAGTACGAGTTGGCGTCGGCCAGCGTGACGTAGCTGTTGGCCGTGGCGCTACTCAAGGTGGCGTTAATTGTCGCGGCCACAGCAACTGTTCATTCTTTATTGCAGTGTAGCGGCAATGAAAAAGCCCCACCCGAAGGTGAGGCTTGGGTCGTCCACGGTCTGATTATCAGATGGTGGAGGTGTCGAGGGGGCTGTTGACAACGATCCGCACCAGGGGGATGAGGTCGATGTCGTAGGTGGCCTGCCAGTTGTCCTTGTCGTACAGCTGGGCGTTGGTCGGGTTGTCGGAAGCGGAGATCCACTTGGTGCCCATCACGTGATAGGCGCTGTGGTAATCCACCGAGAGCACGTCCTGCTTGGACAGGATGTTGCGGTCGGCTTCGATGCGGAGATCCTGCTGCACACCTTCCAGGATGGTGCCGGACTTGGTGAGGTAGCAGTTGAACTCACGCTGGTCGCCAGCGTCGCCAGGGGCAACGGTGTTGACCAGGGGGTCGATGATCACGCGGCAGCCGGCGAATTCGCCGATGCTGCGGGCACCGATGCCCACACCGCCACCGCCCCACACCACGGAACCGGCAGCAGCCAGAGCCGAGGTGGAGAAGGTCAGCAGACCCACCTGATACAGGTAGTAACCCACGGAGGGGTGAACAACCAAGGTGTCCAGCTCATCGCCGCGCTCGCCCAGCTTGGCGCGGGCTTCAGCGATGGTGGCGCCGGTCAGGAAGTTGGCTTCGGTAGCACCAGAAGCGGTGCCCTTGCCCTTATACATGCCGTTGGCGCCCAGAGGACCGTTGTTGGTGTCGGAGGCACCAAACAGGCCATAGAGGTGGCTGAACAGACGCTGGCTGCTCAGTTTGTTGATGGCGTCGGCCAGCTGGTTACGGATGTGAAGCATGGGGTCTTCACCAGCCGCAAGCATTGCGACGTCGTCCACTGCATACGCGAAACCACGGTGGCAGATGGTGGCGATCTGGGTGGCGGTGCCGATCTTCTGAGGGGTCAGATAACCGGCGTTGCTGGTGCCCCAGGTGGCCGTCCCGTTCATGATCTCCTCGGTAGGAGACACGGGGTTAAATTCGGGGACTTGGATGCGGGTGCCGCCTTCGCGGGCGTCCAGCAGGCTGTTGCGAACCACAGCGCCGCTCTTCAGGAAGAGGCTGCGCTCTTTGATGGCCTCAGACACATAGGTGCTGAGGTTATTGCGCTTGACGATGTCCGCAAGAAGGACACCGCCGGAATAGTTCTGAAATGGTGCGGCCATTTCTTAGTACCAGGGTTGGGGGTTTGCGGGGTCCTAGTCACGGACTAGGTGAGGCGCCACAGACGCAATTTAGAGTCCTGCTTCTCTCTTCAGCACAGCTGCGAGATCAGGGTCTTGACTAGAAATTAGCATCTGCTGGGTAAGGTTGATTGAACCTTCTTTCCAGGGGTTTGCTACTCCAGTCGAGGCAACTCCGACGGGAACGGGTTTGGCGCCCATTCCAGCGGCGGAGCTGGGTTTGAAGTGATGCTCGTAGCCCGAACCAGGGGCTTTCAGGGTGGCTAGATAGGTCGTGAGATCCTGCTCTACACCGCCGTTGAGCACGACGACGGCGCCTGAATCGTTTTTGCGAAGGTTGTTCTGCACCAGTTGCAGCATTTGCTCGGCGTTAATAGCGCCGGCTTGGCTGATTGCGGCCATTGCGCGTGTACGAATGGCGGCGTTTTCGTTGGACTGGCGCAAGTCCTCCAGCTGTTTTTGCAGGTCGAGGATTTGTTGGTCCTTTTCCTGTGCGGTGCGGTTGGCCTCTTCCCAGAGGTCCTTCCACTGGCCTTGGTCTTCCAGCGTCTTTTTACGCTGTTCGTCCTGTTTTTTGTAGACCTCGTCGAGTTTTAGCTTGATGCCTTGGAAACGTTCCTCAGCTTCGACGGCTTGGTTTTTTAGGGCGTTGATTTGAGCCTCATACTCGGCTCGGAAATCAAGTTGTGGAGCGTCGGTTCCAGCCACGGGCTGGGTAGGAGACGCCACGGGCGTTTCCTGGATGACTTGCTCTTCCATGAATTAGAACTCTGGGGTTTCGGTGGTTTCGGGGGCTTCGTAAGAAGCGGGTTCGGCGGTGGCTTTGCGGGTGCGCTTTGGCTTGTCTTCGGCGGGCGGTTCCGGCTTAGCCTGTGCCGCTTCATCCAGTTCGACCATCTCCCAGCGAGTGGAGCCGTCGGGTTGGATGACTTCAGCAAGTGTTTTCACTGCCAAAAGTATCAACTACTTTTGTAGTATACAACAAAAGAATTAAATGGTCGCTCCAACGTCATCAACAGTGGCTGGCGAAAGGTTTACCCATGCGCTCCCGGTGTAGCCCTCAAAGCAGCCGGCTGTGGTGTTAAAACGAATCATTCCGGTGGCGGGTGTGCCGGGGCGCTGGAGTGTTGTTCCAGTAGGCGCCTGGATGTATTGGTTGGCTGTGTAAAACGAGGTTGCAAGGGAGACGACGCCGTCGGTGACGTTGATGCCAGTTCCGGCGGTGACGGTGGCGTTGGAACCAGCAGGACCTGTTGCGCCTGTAGCGCCAGTAGGTCCGGTAGCGCCTTGGGGACCAGTGGCGCCGGTTAAACCTTGGGGGCCAGTGTCTCCTGTGTCGCCTTTGTCTCCCTTGTCGCCTTTGGGGCCGGTGGCGCCTGTTGCTCCAGTTAGGCCGGTTTCGCCTTGGGGACCTGTTGCGCCTTGAGGTCCGGTGGCACCTTGGGGTCCCTGTTCACCTTGGGGACCTTGTCCGCCTTGAGGTCCTTGAAGACCAGTAGCGCCTTGGGGGCCGGTGGCTCCAGTTGCGCCAGTTGCTCCAGTAGCGCCTGTGGTGCCGGTGTTGCCACGGGGGATGGTGAAGTTGAAGATTGCGGCGGACTCGGTGCCGACGTTGGTGACCGTGGCG